GTTTTTATATCTTTTTCACGCATAAGGGGATTCATTATCATATCGCTAGTTATTTTGCAAATAATGTCTAGATTTTCTTTTGTTGAAAGAAATTTATAATGATATGCAGTAGTATCTTTGCTAGTATATGCGTTAAAGGATATACCATTTGCATCAAATGTTTTAGAAATATCTAAATAATTTGGATACTTTGGCGAACCTTTAAAAATCATATGTTCAATAAAATGACTGATACCATTATTGGCTTCTGTTTCATTTTTACTACCAACTTTGAAAAAAAAATATATTGATGCTGTTGCGGTTTCATTTCTAGGTGGCATAATTAATAAACGCGTTCCTTGTTGATTTTTATATAATTTAAAATTATGTTTATCTAGATGTAGTTTATTGTGTTTTTTTGTTGTGTTTTTAGTAGCATGAGTCTTTCTAGAGGATTGAGAGTGTGTTGAGGTTTTTTTAATTAATTTTTTAGTCATATTAGTTTTTTTAGTCATATTTGATTTTTTCATTTATATTATTATAACATATTTATATTCGTTAATATTTATATTCGTTAATATTTATATTCGTTAATATTTATATTCGTTAATATTTATATTCGTTAATAATATTATTAAATAATACATATATATAAATAATAATACATATATATAAATAATACATATATATATAAATAATAAAAATGACATATCGACAAAATTCTAATACACAAAATAATATTAATCCACCAGTTAGTTTTATATCATCAACTTATGATCCAAGTAGACAAATGTCATCAATGCAACAATCATTAAAAAATATGCCAAATCCAAAATCACCTAATCAATTACCTCCTCCTCCACAAACATATCCACAACCATCAAAAAATAGTTCAATGAATAGTTCAATGAATAGTTCAATGAATAGTTCAATGAATAGTTCATCAAATTTAAAAAATATGGAAAAAAAGCAAAATTCGCATCCATCTGAAAGTGGGAGAGTACCTACTGGATTACCAATACATCCAAATAGTAGCGAGGGGACATCTATTCGACAAAAGGCGCAACAAGATGCAATGGTAAATGATAAATTAATTGAAAAAATAATCGATAAAGTAAGTGATAAAATTTATAATCATTTTAAAGTTAAATATCCTACAACAATAGATGCAAGTGGTTTTAATAAATCTACAATTACAACAATTGTAAATCAAGTAATAAAAAAAGAACCTCTTAATGAAAAATCAATTAGCAAAATAATTGATATAATAGACCATAAATTTAAAACTACTATAAATAGTGATAATAGACAAGGAGTTCAATATGATACTACTAATTTTTCAATGGATGCAGAAAGTAAAATATCAATAGATAAATATTTAGAAAATTACACCAATAAAGTTTCTATACTACTTGATAATAGTGATATTGCAATTGATGCCGAATTACCTAAGAAAATGGCACCTATTAGTGAACAAGTAAAAATACCACCTCCAGAACCTTTTAGCGAGGATTTTCCAATTAGAGATAGACAAAAGCAAACTGATATGATGATTCCAGAAGTTCGAGAATATGATTACCATATAGTTGTAAATTCAAATGATAGAAATATAGTAAAAAATGCGGAGCCAAATCATTTTGTAATTGAGTTTGCACCTTCACCTGATGGTGGAACACAAAAGCAAACTGGATATATTGACAGGGCATTCACAAATATAAAAGCTTGTGAATTATTAAGTATAGTATTATTAAATACTAGTAATACAGTGGGTTCATCTGAATATGGTGGTTTAAGTTATCCATATTTATTATTACAATTAGATGAATTGCAAAATAATTATTATGCTACAAATACCCAAGTTTCCAAATCATTTGCAATTCTTACTGATTATACTATAAATGGTAAATATAGATATTATAGTGTTTTCGGCACATTGGGAGATAGTAGTGTTTCGCGAGTATATAATCCTAGAATAAATTTATCTAAATTAACTACTAGACTATTATTACCTGATGGCGAACCATATAATTTTGGAACAGAAAATATAAATGATACATCAAATAGTTGTATTACATATGGTTTTAGAATAACAACAATACAGAAAAATTTGGGAACAAGTTTTATGAATTCAGCTTAAGTTTTGCCAAAACTTAACCAAAAGCTAGAGAGGCTAAAGCCTCTCAGAATTTAAATTATTTTTAATCTTTTGCATTTTTTAGAAAAAGCCGTGCCAAAACAGGATTTAGAAAAAGCTCTGTTTTTAGCAAAATTATTTTGTAGATTTTAATCTTTTGTAGCTTTTTGTAATAATTTATATAATGAATATGCGCGAAAAGCATGATATCCCATTATACCAATACCCATTATGATAAGTAATTGCCAAACAGCTTGGGGAAATTTTGGACTATCATGATATAATCCAATTAGTAATAATAATGGTCCCACAAATAAGATATGAAATAAATAAATAGAATAATCTACCATTTTTGTTATTTTATATATTTATTATTTGTATATATTTTTATTTTCTAGATATATTTGTTTCTAGATATATTTGTTTCTAGATATATTTGTAAAATTTAATAAATTTTATATAATAAAAAAAATTGAAATAAAATAAAATAAATAAATTGAAATAAAATAAAATAAAATAAAATAAATAAAATAAAATAAATAAATAAATAAAATAAATTAATTGATTTAGTTATAAAATTAAAATGGATTATAGTAAAAATTCAGTCAAAGAGCTTAAACAAATATGTAAAGATAATAATATTGTTGGTTATAGTAAAAAAAATAAAACAGATTTAATAAATATAATTAAAAATAAATTATCAAATAAATTATCAACTATAGAAAATGATAAATCAAAAACTCAAATAATAATAACTAATGATAAATCAAAAATAGATACATATAGTAAAGATACATTAATTGAACAATATAAAATACATAAAGAATATGTTATTAAACGCAAAGAGTCTGCAAAATTATTAAAAATAAAAGTTCGTCTACCTTCTATACCAGAAGATATTACTGAAAATATAATAAAATTTATAATTCATAAAAATGGTGATAAAACATCATCATGGAATTGCAAAACAGGTGATTTAATATCAATAACAGAAGGTAAGCAAGAATGTAAATGTTTTACATCTAACGGTCCACCATCATTTACACCTAAAGGTAATTGGAATGTTATATATTTTTTAGATGCAAGAAAATGGTTAGAAAATAAATATATTCTTTATAAAATTTCATTACAAAGAACATCATCTGAATGGAAAAATATAAAAATAAATCAAAATCAATCTTTTGATGACCAATGTAAACAAGGTCGTAGACCAAGAATAAAATGGGATAATTTATATCCTCAAATAGAATCATATTGTAAAAAAATATTTGATGGTGTATTTGAAGATATATTTTAAAATAGAAACTTAAATAAATAAATAAATAATTAAATAATTAAATTATTCAATAAGTAATGAAATTAATCTATCTGCTATTAATTTAACAATTGGAACAGATACAGCATTACCAGACAGTTTATATAATTGTGCATCTGACATTAAAGGTAATTTATATGTAGAAGGAAAACCTTGAAAATTAAAACATTCTCTTGGAGTTAATTTTCTAATACCTTTATTATCTAATATTATAGGTACATTATGCCCACCTGTGCCCATATTTGCAGTTAATGTTGGACATTCTCCACTTTTATTTTCACGAACATAAATACGTCTATATTGATATATTGTATCTTTCTTTTTTACATTTGCATTTAATAAATTCCATGTAGATGAAGTATTGTTATAATAGTATTTAGTTTTTATTGTATCTAATGGTTCTAAAAATGTAGATATTTTGTCTTTATCTTTTTCTATAAAATCTAAATTAAATTTATCATATATTGATTTATTTTTTATACAAACTATATATATACGTTCTCTATGGTGTGGTATACCAGTAAATTTTGATGTATCTAATATTTTATATTTTATAAAATAACCTTTATCCTCTAAATTTTTTTTTATTATTTTAAAAGTTTTACCGTCGTCATGACTTGTAATATTTTTAACATTTTCGAGAATTATACATTTTGGCTTATGAATATCTATAATTTCTAAAATTTTCCAAAATACATTTGACCTTGAATCTTGAAAACCTGCCTGTTTTCCAGCAATACTAAATGGTTGACAAGGAAATCCTCCTGTTAAGATATCATGTGAAGGTATTTCATTTACATTTATGCTATTTAAATCTTTTAAAGTCAGTTTATGAGTAAAATTTTCATCATATATTTGTTTTGAGTATTTATTCATATCATTTGCAAAAACACATTTAACTTTTTTTGTATTTTCAAAAGCATGAGTAAATGCTCCAGTACCTGCAAATAAATCAATCATTTTTAATTTATTATTAAGTTCATTATCATTATTATTAATAGTATTTTGATTAATAGTATTTTGATTATTTATTAAATCAATTAGTGATTGTTTATTTTTATTACTATAACCAACAATATTATTATCCTTACATAATTGTTTGAGGTCTTTTAATGATTTGTTAGAACTATCTAATTGCATTTTTGTATTAATATTTTATATAATTATATATAATTATATATAATTATATATTTTATATATTTTATTTTTATATTATAAATTTATTTATTATAATTCAATTTTATTAATTATTTGTTTCTAGATATATTTGTTTCTAGATATATTTGTTTTTATGTCTAATATCTAATATTTGTATATAGTAGATAATTATTAAATAAAAATATATCTAGAAACAAATAAAACTATAAATATAAATAAAACTAAAAATAAAAATATAAATATAAATATTGTAATATGTCTGCAAATAGTTTACCGCCAAGTGATTTACCAGTATCTTTTTACTTAATTAAACAATGCAAATTATGGGTTTGGGACTTTGATGATACTCTTATTAACACCGAAACCTATTTGCGTCGTGATATGAAACCAAGTTCTATACGTAAATTAACAAATTGCGATTTAGATTCAGATTTTGCCCAATGGCGATATTTTAAGCGATTAATTGAATTTTTAGTAATGCACGGTAAATATGTAGCAATTGCCAGTTTTGGCACATATGAAATAATAAGGGCATATATGGATAGAATTTTCGGTTTTAATCAAAGATTTTTCGGTAAACAGAATATTATTGCACCTTGTTTAGCCGAACGTAATAGTAGGAATTTTAATGTTCCACCTAATAAAAACGAATATATATATCAACTAATGAAAATTTATCGTGTTCAAGATTTTGAACGGGTTGCTCTATTTGACGATATGCCAAGTAATATTTCAAGTGCAATAGGTATTGGTGTTATTGGTGTTCAAATTGCAACACCTAAAAATGGCGATGTAGGTAGTAAAATGTATTTTGGTCCATGGATAATGACTGAATTGGATAAAAAATTGGTAGACAGTTGTTGCAATGATATAAATAATGATAAGGCAAAATTAACTGTAGATGATGATATGAAATCTATATATTCGAATTATGGCAAAATTAAACCAAAATTGGCGTTTGGTACTAGCATAGGCGACCGGAAAATATCGAAAAAACCGGAATATAGATGGAATAAAATGAATGTGCAAAATCCACCCCTATGGCAAAATGGTACGTGGCAAACTAATGGTGGTATTATGACAATGGAAAATTTACCAGATGATAGCACATTGGGAGGTTTTTCATATAGTTTTTGGGATAATAAGCACAGGGCTAAAAAGACTGATAAGGAATCAATAGATGATAATGAGATTGATTATGATAGTAGGTATATTGGTGGCGGTAGTGGTGGGACGAATGATAATATAATTGAAAACTTTGAGAATAGTAATAGTGATGATAATAATAATTATAAATATAAATATGAAAATTGCGAAAGTTGTAAAAAAATATCATGGAATTGGATAACCTTTTGTTTAATGGTTATAATTTTTATGATGATATTATTAGGTTATAATGCTATGTAAATAGTTGATGATTTTATGTTTTATATTTATAACCACCAAATAATAATAAACTATTTGCATTTCTAGTACTATTAAATTTAATAGTTTCTCCTGTTTGTGTAGATATTTTTTTTTGTTTTTTGTTCTTTTAGAGTAATATCTTTTTGTTTTTATAATATTTATTAATTTGATATACTAGTTAAGATAATGTATAATTGGTATTACGAGTCTTCACGTAATTATTATACATTTTATTTCTGTTTTGCTTTAATTTATCTATCTTGTTTTCAAACCTAGTTTTATTATTTTTAAATAGGTTACCTTTAAGTATTTTTTCAAATTTAGATATTTCTGTTTCAATTTTCTAATTTTTTTGTATATAATTATTTGTAAATTGTTGTCTTGCAGATATTTTGTTAGAAAGTGTATTTGCTATTGGTGTTTGTGTAGTTAGTTTTTGTAGTGTTTGTTGGTTTTGTTGGTTTTGTTGGTTTTGTTGGTTTTGTTGGTTTTGTTGGTTTTGTGCTTATAAATCTTTTCCTACAGGACTTTTAGGACTTTTAAGACTTTCACTATATTCTTTAAAACCAGGTTGTTGTTCTAGTGTAGCTAAAAACTCTTTACCTTTAACTGATAGCTTATTAGAATCTAATAATTTTCCATAGTCATATAGTGCCATCATAAAATTAGGTTTTTCTGTTGGATTATCTATTAATTGTTGTTTCATATTTTGTTTTATTTTATTTATATCTACTTTTGTACCATTTTCTAATAAGGTAGCATCTTTGAATCCTTTTTGCGCAAATGGCGGAAATTCTTCCTCCACCAGTTTGTCAATTCTTTTGTCTTCAGCTAGTAGTAATTTTTGTTGTTTTTTAAGTTTTTTGTTTTCTTTAGCTTCTTGCAATTGTTTTTGTTTTGTTTCTTCTTCTATTTTTTTTGCTTCTTGTTTTTCTGCTTTTTTTTTTTTTTTTT